ATATGGGTCAGAGCAGAAGAGATTTTAATACAATGGTTGCAACAACAGGACTTATGGCAGCATTGAAGTCATTAGGTATTACAGGTTTAGCAAGTAAGGCTGCTAAAAAAGTTGATGATATAAAAGTATCTTTAAAACAAGATGTAGATGGATGGTATGAAGATGATGGATTGGTTGGAGTATCAAATCTTCATACTTACATAACTCCTTTAACTGACAAAGGAAAAAAGATTTTAGAAAAATTAAAATTAAAAACAGATGAAGGGGGAAATTATTTTTTTGGAGATAGTGAAAATGCATTAATAAATGTTGAAAAAATTAAACAACAAACAGATAATATAGCTTTAGAGACAGATATAAACATTAGAGGTGAACAACCTGGTAATTGGAAAACAGGTCAAAAAATTTATAGACAAGGAGATAATCCAAAAGATGTATTCAATGAAGCTTCTGAGCTTACAACATCCAATCCATATGGACCTGATGAATATTGGGATCAATTCACTGGAGAAATAGTTGACACTATTCTTTTACCAAAAAAAGTAAAATTCTCAGGAGGTGGAAAAGTATACGGTAAATATGCAAAACAAATCATATCATCGTAAAACTTCTGGCCCACCACCTAAATCTGGACCTAATCCACAGGGCTTGAATATTTCTTATAATACTGTTAAAACTATTAATAATACGGAGAAAATAAATGGCAGACAACTTCGACAGCATAGACAAGGCTCTACCAAACGAGCCAAGAAAAGAATTTGAAATTCCTGGAGAACAACAAATTGAAGAGCAAGTAATAGAAGAAGCTCAAAGACAATCAGAATCACCAGAGGAAGTCGATATTCAACAAAATGAAGATGGATCAGTTGATATTAGTTTAGATCCTGCAGCAGCTTCACCAGAAGGCGGAGATGAGCATTATGCAAACTTAGCAGAATTTTTACCTGATGATGTATTAGGTTCATTAGCATCTGATTTAAATTCTAGATATATGGATTACTCTGCATCTAGAAAAGATTGGGAAAAAACATACACACAAGGTTTAGATTTATTAGGATTTAAATACGATCAAAGAACAGAACCATTTGCAGGTGCATCAGGTGCAACACATCCAGTTCTTGCAGAAGCTGTAACTCAATTTCAAGCTTTAGCTTACAAAGAATTATTACCAGCAGATGGACCAGTAAGAACTCAAATTCTTGGAATGCCAACTCCAGAAAAAACTCAACAAGCAAGTCGAGTTAAAGATTTTATGAATTATCAAATAATGGACCAGATGAAGGAATACGAACCTGAATTTGATCAAATGTTGTTTAATCTGCCACTAGCAGGTTCAGCTTTTAAAAAGGTTTATTATGATGATATGGAACAAAGAGCTGTAAGCAAATTTGTTCCTGCTGATGATTTAATCGTTCCGTATACGGCTACCTCATTAGACGATGCGGATGCGATTATTCATCGAGTAAAAATTTCTGAAAACGAATTAAGAAAACAACAAGTTGCTGGTTTCTACAGAGACATAGACATTGGTAAACCAATAGATAAAGAAACTGATGTAGAAAAAAAAGAAAGAGAACTTGAAGGAGTTTCTAAGACTAGAGATGAAGATGTTTACACATTATTAGAATGTCACATTGATTTAGACTTAGAAGGATTTGAAGATGTTAATCCTCAAACTGGTGAGCCCTCTGGAATTAAAATTCCATACATTGTTACATTAGAAGAAGGATCAAGAGAAATATTAGCTATTAGAAGAAACTATGAAATAGGTGATCCTAAGAAAAAGAAAATACAATACTTTGTTCATTTTAAATTTTTACCAGGTCTTGGTTTTTATGGCTTTGGATTAATTCATATGATTGGTGGATTATCTAGAACTGCAACAAGTGCGTTAAGACAATTATTAGATGCAGGAACTTTATCTAATTTACCAGCTGGATTTAAGATGAGAGGAATTAGAATTAGAGATGATGCACAATCAATTCAACCAGGTGAATTTAGAGATGTAGATGCACCAGGAGGAAATTTAAGAGATTCATTTATGATGCTTCCATTCAAGGAACCATCTCAAACATTATTATCTTTAATGGGCATAGTAGTTCAAGCAGGTCAAAGATTTGCTTCAATAGCTGATTTACAAGTTGGTGATGGAAATCAACAAGCTGCTGTTGGAACTACAGTTGCATTACTAGAACGTGGTTCTAGAACAATGTCAGCAATTCACAAAAGAATTTACTCAGCTTTAAAAAATGAATTTAGAATTTTGGCTAGAGTATTCAAGTTATATCTACCTCAAGAATATCCGTATGATGTCGTTGGGGGTCAGAGACTAATTAAACAATCAGACTTTGATGACCGTGTAGATATATTGCCAGTTGCAGACCCCAATATATTTTCTCAGACACAGCGTATTTCCCTAGCGCAAACGGAATTGCAACTGGCTACATCTAATCCAGGAATGCATAATTTATATGAAGCATATAGAAATATGTATGAAGCTTTAGGTGTTAAGAATGTTGATCAAGTATTAATTAAACCAATGCAGCCAATGCCAAAAGATCCTGCATTAGAACACATTGATGCTTTAGCGGGAAAACAATTTCAAGCGTTTCCAGGTCAAGATCATAGAGCACATATCACTGCTCACTTAAATTTTATGGCAACTAATATGGCAAGAAACAATCCAATGGTAATGGCATCTTTGGAAAAAAATATATTTGAACATATTAGTTTAATGTCTCAAGAACAAATTGAATTAGAGTTTAGAGATGAGTTAGTTCAAATGCAACAAATGCAAATGATGATGCAACAGAATCCACAAATGGCTCAACAAATGCAAATGCAATTAATGATGATGCAACAAAAGATTGAAGCAAGAAAAGCACAATTAATTGCTGAGATGATGGAAGAATTTATGAACGAAGAAAAGAAAATAACTTCACAATTTGACAATGATCCAATTGCTAAGTTAAGAGCAAGAGAACTTGACCTTAGAGCACAAGAAAATTTCAGAAAAGAACAAGAAGGTAAAGATCGAATGAATCTTGATAAGATGAAAGCAATGATGAATCAAATGAATCAAGAAGAGAAGTTAGACCAAAACGAAGAATTAGCTAAGTTAAGAGCTGATACGTCAATTGAAAAAACAATTTTGGGTAAAACGCTACCAAGTGTTGATTCAATGATGAAAAATCAAGGCAATATGATGCCAAGTGTAAAAATAATGCGTGGAGGCAATGACTAAAATGAGAAAAAAGATGACAAAATCAGATAAAAAAGTTAAAACTGTGATGAAAGAGTTCAAAAAAGGTGAACTCAATATAGGTAAAAGCTCTAAAAAAGTAAAAAATCGTAAACAAGCTATTGCGATTGCACTTTCTGAAGCTGGCAAAAGTAAAAAAAGAGGTTAATTATGGAAAAACTAAATAAAATCAAAGATGTAAAAGTTGGAGAGCAGCAAATTGAAGTAGATCCAAGATCTAAAACTACTGCTGACAAAGCTTTCAACTACATTGGTACAGGTGGACCTGAAATGGAAGTTAAAGGTCAAGGTAAAGTCCTACCTGAAAAGAAAAGAAGCTCAAAAGCTTACTAATTTTTATGATACCTTGGGGTTTATTAGGTCAAGGCGTCAAAGCTGGACTAGAAATATACAAAAATAAGAAAGCAGCTGACGTTGCAATGTCAGAAGCTAAACTCCTTCATATTGAAAAAATGAAGAGAGGTGAAATAGAATTTTCTGGAAAGATTTCAGAAAACCAAAAATCAGACTGGAAGGACGAATTTGTACTTTTGACAATTTCTTCACCACTGTTTTTGTTAGCATATTCTGTATTTGCAGAAGATGAGAAAATGCAAGAGAAAATTGATTTGTATTTTCAAAAATTACAAGAGATGCCTTGGTGGATAGTGGGCCTTTGGGTTTCAGTAGTCGCGGCCATATATGGACTTAAGGCTACAGATGTGATAAATATGAATAAAGGAAAATAATATGGCTGACAAAAATAAATTTTCTAAAAGCCCAAAAAATAAAAAAGGATTTAAATTCACAGGTCTTGAACCTAAAATGGAATACAAAGGTAACCCTTACGAATCTATAAAAGATACTGACACTGAAGTAGATATGAAAAATATGGCTGCTGTTTTTAGTAAAGATGATGATGATGGATTTACTGATGTATTAGTTGGCCCAAAAAGATTAGGTATAAGATTTAAAAAGAAATTTTTTAAAGGTGGTTTAGTTAAAAAAGGTAAACCTAAAATAGCAAAAAAAGGATGGAGATAAAATGCGAAGATATTTTAGTAAAGGGTCAAATGTTATTGGACCAAAAGACATAGATAAAAACGGTCAAATTGAAAGCTGGGAAGAAGCTAGAGCTAAAGGAATGGCTGAAGGTATGGGTAAAAAATATGTTGCTAGAGAAAATGCAAAAAAAGGCGGATCTATGTATCACAAAACTAAATCTGGAAAAATGGCACGAAAAGGCCTTTGGTACAACATTCAACAAAAAAGAAAACGTGGTGCTAAGATGAGAAAACCTGGAAGTAAAGGTGCACCTACTGCAGCTGCGTTTAAAAAATCACAAAGTAAGTAATGAGAAGATATTTCCAAAAAGGATCACCAAGAATATTTGATCAATTGGAACAAAATGTTCCTTATCCAAAAGGACATTCAACTCAAAGAACAGGATTCAGATCAGGAAGTAAATCTCCTGCGTGGCAAAGAAAAGAAGGTAAATCTGCATCAGGTGGATTAAATAGAAAAGGTATTGCATCTTACAGAAGAGCAAATCCTGGTTCAAAACTTTCAATGGCTGTTACTACCAAGCCATCGAAATTAAAAAAAGGTAGTAAAGCAGCAAACAGAAGAAAGTCTTTCTGCGCGCGTATGAGCGGGATGAAAAAAAGATTAACTTCTGCAAAAACAGCAAGAGATCCAAATTCTAGAATTAATAAATCTTTAAGAAAATGGAATTGCTAATATTAAACAAAAACGAAAGGTAAAAATATGGAAATGGACGAATTAACTGTAATAAATAAGATTCAAAAATACATAAAAGAACGCTACCAAAGCATTGGTGATGCAATGATTGGTGGGGGTATTGACAATATGGAAAAATACAAGTATATGATGGGACAGGCACACGCCTATTTAAAAATATCACAGGAAATCTCTAACCTGCTAGAACCAAAGGAGCAAAAAAATGAAAGAGAACCAGACCTCACAAACGTTGTCAGATTCGGAAAAGACAGCGGAAATACCAAAGACTAAATTAGCATTACAAGAAAAATACGAAGCTCTCAACCAAGAAGAAGTTGAAGGGTACGAACGTTTAAAAGAAAAAGAATCATCAAAATTACCTAAACCAACTGGATGGAGAATGTTAATTCTTCCATTTAAAATGCCAGAGAAAACTCGTGGTGGTTTATATTTAGGTCAAGAAACTTTAGAACGTCAGCAAATTGGTTCAACTTGTGGACTTGTGTTAGCACAAGGACCTGATTGTTATAAAGATCCCGAAAGATATCCAGAAGGACCTTGGTGTAAAAAAGGTGACTGGGTAATTTTTGCAAGATATGCTGGATCAAGAATCCAGATAGATGGTGGGGAAGTAAGATTGCTAAATGACGATGAAGTGTTAGCAACCATCGAAAATCCCGAAGACATACTTCATAAATATTAATAAAAACACATAGGAGGAACTATGCAAATAGACGAAAACAAAACTGTGGACATAGATACATCTGGTCCAGGTGCAGAAATAGAATTAGAAGATAATTCTAAAGAAAATGAAAATGAACTGGAGGTTCAAAATGAAAAAACTGATGAAAACAGTGTTGAGTCCAATAACTCATCTGAGAAACCTAGCGAGCAGTCTAATGTTCAAGCTAGCGAAACAAAAGAAGAGTCTAAGAAAGACTCTCAAGAACCTGATGAATTAAAACAATATTCTGATAGCGTTCAAAAAAGAATTGCGAAGCTTACTAAGAAGTGGAGAGAAGCAGAGAGACAAAAAGATGAAGCTCTTACTTATGCTCAACGTATTATAGAAGAAAAGAAAAAAGCTGAAGCAAGACTTTCTACTCTAGAACCCGGATACCTGAAGTCTACAGAAGACTCAATTAAATCTGGATTAGAATCTGCAAAAGCTAGATTAGCTGCTGCGAGAGAAGCTCAAGACTTAAACGCTGAATCAGAAGCTTTAACTACTATTTCAGAATTAGGTTATAAACAAGCCAGATTCTTAGAAGTAAAAGCTCAACAAGAAGCTCAAAGTAAGGAAACTAAGGTTGCACAACCTGAAATTAACTTAAATAGACAAGAAGCACCTAGAGCTACACCAGATCCAAAAGCTGAAGATTGGGCTGAAAAAAACACTTGGTTTGGTAGAGATAGTGCTATGACTTATACGGCTTTTGATCTACATAAGAAACTTACAGAAGAAGAGGGTTATGATCCTCAATCTGATGAGTATTATTCTGAAATAGATAAAAGAATAAGACTTGAATTCCCGCACAAATTTGCTAATATACAGCAAAAGGCGGAAACGACCAAGCCTGTACAGACAGTTGCTTCGGCAAAAAGAAGTACAAAAACTGGTCGCAAGACTGTGAGGCTCACACCATCACAGGTAGCAATCGCTAAAAAATTAGGTGTGCCACTTGAAGAATATGCGAAACAATTAAATATCACGAAGGAGGTATAGGCATATGGAAAATGAAAAAATAAATAAGACCTCGCGTGCGAGTCAAACTAGAGAAAAAGATTCTCGACCGAAAGTTTGGTCTCCACCATCAAGTTTAGATGCGCCCCCTGCGCCTACTGGATTTAGGCACAGATGGATAAGAACTGAAACGCTTGGCTTCCAAGACACTAAGAATGTTGCTGGAAGAGTAAGATCTGGATACGAGCTTGTAAGAGCTGATGAATATCCTGACTCAGATTATCCGATTGTCGAAGACGGCAAATATAAGGGAGTCATCGGAGTTGGTGGCCTTGTGCTGGCAAGGGTACCGGAAGAAATCGCACAACAGCGGGCAGATTACTATAAGCGACAAGCTAAAGAAAATGTCGAAGCAGTTGACAACGATTTAATGAAGGAACAGCACCCAAGTATGCCGATCAATATTGATCGACAAACTCGTGTAACTTTTGGTGGTACGAAGAAATCCTAATTAAAGAATTTCTAAAGCCAACAAATTACACTTAAACAATAATGTCTAAGGAGGACAACTACTATGGCAAATAAAAATGCAGCCTTTGGTCTAAAACCAATTGGCAAAGTAGGTCAAAATAGAGACAACCAAGGTTTAAGTGAATATAGTATTTCTGCTAATGATAGCACAACTATCTATTTCCAAGATCCAGTCAAAATGACTGCAGCTGGAACAATAGATCAAGGTGCAGCAGGTGGAAATATCCTAGGTTCATTGAACGGGGTGTTTTATACTGATCCTACAACTAAAAAACCTACGTGGGCAAATCACTACGCACAAGTAAATGCTAGTGACATCGTTGCTTTCGTAGCTGATGATCCATATGAGAGATTCGAAATCCAGTCGAACAACACAGGTGCTTCTGCACAAACTGATGTGTTCAACAACGCGGATATCGCTCTTGGAGCTGGTAATTCAGCAAACTATGTATCTAAAGCAGTGTTAAACGATGCTACATTAAGCACGAACGCAGCACAGCTTAAGATTCTAGGTGTTTCAAAAGATCCAGACAATAATGACTTAGCTTCTGGCTACGTTAATTGGGTTGTTATGATCAATGAACACAATCTTAAAGTAACAACAGGCGTATAATAGAGGAGAAAAACTATGGCTATATCACGAGGACAACTAGTTAAAGAACTAGAACCAGG